GTCCTGATAGTTCTGTACCTCTTGCGTGGGCTCTAGTTGCGAGTCCTCGTAGGTCGGTACGATGTTGACCTTGCGGTAGATGCCCCGCTCGATGTTGCGCACGACCTTGTGGATGGAGACGTACTTCTCAATGGCCACACCCATGCAGTCGTCCACCGTCGTGCCGTTGGGGTCGAACAAGAAGTTCTTAGGGTTGACCGGCACCAGCTTGACCGCCACGCGTGGCTTCTCGATCACGCCGATAGCCGCTTGGCCCATCTGGCCAGGTATGGCCTGAGTTGCAGGGATGTACTCGGTTTCCATACCGACGACAATCTCGCCAATGCCTGTGCCGTATATCTCAGCCAATAGCTCAATCTGGTCGATCGACTTCTTTATTTTGTCTTTCTTGAAGTCTTCAGACAACTGAGCGCGTAGCGCTTCGATGTCGATCGTCTGACCGTTGACGTCTTGCAGGTCGTCTTCAATATCAAAAAACTCGCCAGAGCCGAAGATCGCTTCCATGATCTCCGCGTGGCGAGTCTCGACGGCTTGCTGTGCTGCTGGGGTGACTATTCGTGAGCGCTCTGAGTCGCGCGTCTTGTCTTCTGAGGCCCATTCGCCTCTGAAGATGCGCTCGTACTCTTCCCAGAGCGATAAGTAGTTGGTGTCGCGCCAGTCGCGCCAGCGATTGCAGTGGTCAACGACAAAAGCCGTCAATTCCTTGTCGGCTTCTGTGGGTTGATCGAATTCGTTCTGATCCATTTAGAATCCCGCGATGATGTCTATGGGCTCCCAATCGTCGCTGGCATCGTCTTCGAAGTAGCTGGTCACAGCCAACTGATCGATATACGAGAGCGCGTCGGGCAAGTCATCATGCACGCCTATGGCGGGGAACATGAGCAACTGGTCTAAAAACTCCGTCCAGTCTTCGTCTCTGTTTAGGATGATCCGGCCGTGCTCAAAGCGTCCCTGAAGGCCCCAGATTATCCTGTCCGCTTTCTTACGGTTGCCGTGCGTCAGGTCGATGATGTGGGAATATACATTATTCTTCCTCATCAAGTCACTAAGATAAGGCAAAACCGCATTTTTGAGCGCCCCGCGCTCAATCCCCACCGACAAGGGTCGGTAGTCGCGCATAGCGATCAGAATCTTCGCCGCCGTCTCGCGGATGTCCCAGCGCCCGTGCTGGATCTCTTTGACGAACCACTGCCCCTCGTCGGTCACTTTCACGATCGCAATGGCCGTCTCGTCCAACCGCTTCTTGGAGTTTGCTGCCTGTTTGGCAACTTCCTCGAATCCTGCCAAGTCAACCGCCACGAAGTAGCTGCCGTAGTCGGGCTCTTCGCCGTACTTGATCCAATCCTCTTTGAAAACGTCGGACCCCGCGTTGTCGAAGCTGGCCATGTATTCCTGCTTGAACGCGAAGGTGCTCAGGGTCTTTTTGGCCGATTCGATCTCTTTGGGGTCAATTAGCGGGTTGTCCTTGGTCGTGAAGTGCCAACTTTTCCAGTCCTCATCGTCGCCAGACTGGCCTAGTTTGAAGATGTCGAAGAACCAATTGCGCCCTTTGGGCGTGCCGATGAAGAGCCCACGGCCCTTTTTGTCTGACAAAGATGCTCGAATGACCTGCTCCCAGGCCTCTGTCTTGATGTCGGCCACCTCGTCCAGCACGGCGTAGGTCAGCGAGACGCCTCGCAGCGTGTCGGGCCTGTCCGCGCCTCTGACGTAGATGGTCGCGCCGTTGATGAGCGTGATGTCCTGATTGTTGACGTGGCTGTTGGAGATCACCTCGCGCCCCAGATCGAGCAAGACGTTCCAGATAATCTGCCGCGCCTGGCCGTTGGTGGGCGCCACGTACAGCACTGCAGACCCCGCCGGGCAGCGTAACCCCTCGATCAGTAGTGTGGTGGCTGCCAGACGCGACTTGCCGCAGCGCCGGCCGGCTGCGACTACTTTGAAGCGCGTCTTGTCCTCAAAGACCGTCTTCTGCCAGGGCAGGAGCTGAAAGTTAAGATCCGCCATTAGTCAGGCAGCCCAAACGGGTCTTTGTAGTAGACCGGTTCGGCCGGGGTCGTCTTGGCGCGCATTAGCTGCATGTCGCGCTCCATCACCTGGTGCAGCCACGCGTCGCGCGCGTTTAGGGCGTCTGACGTGGGGTAGATTGGCCATTTGCCAGCCTCGATGTCCTTCTTCCAGATTTTCCAGAGTTCGTTCTCGTTGTCGATCACTTTGCCGCCAACAAAGCCCGGCACAGACACGAACTGGCCTTTTAGTTTGCCTGACGGTATCTGGATGCCAGTAGCGTAGATGGTGATGGGGTTGCCTTCGGCGTCCATGCCTGGCTTGGCCATATTGGCGCGGTGGTACATCACTTTGTTGAGCTCGCCGGGCGACAAACCCAGTCCTGCTAGGTATTCATCCATCTTTCATCTCCACGTCGATGATGTCCGCTTGGGGTGGGCTGTCGGGCCCGCCAATGCCGGTGATGTTGATCGTCACAGCCGCCCGTTGCGCGGCGGTCTTCTCGAACATGCTGACCGGCAGCGCCCTCTCCATACAGAGCTTTAAGGCGGCCATTTGGCCTGGGTGGCCATCCTCCAAGGCGATCTGGATGACCTTCTGAACGACCTCCTGCCCCTTGCCTTCGATCAGCATCTGCTTCAGCTCTTTGATGCGCTGATTGTCGGTCTTGGGCAGCACCGCTGGCGGTACGTACGGCGGGTCTTTGATTGGCGCGGGCACTTTGTCTCCTGGCGGGAAAGCGTTTGCGCACATTCTCTTTTTTGTGCTGGGAGCTGTCAACTTTTTTGTTGTGGCTGTTGCCGTTTAGCTAAGAGCCGGATAGCCTTTTTCGTGAGGGGGTGGGGCTCCCGCAAATATTAAGAGCCGCCAGACCCCCTCCCCCCCCTATCAATCTGACAACAAATTGCCGACAAAACAATGCATTATGTCAAATGCAGGCGGCCATAAACGTTTTACATAACGCACGTTATGTGCGCGCAAATTACCAGGCAAGCGGGCGCAGGCGGAGGGGCTCTTTGCTGGCGGGCGGAGGGCGTGCGGTAATCGCACATGGGTAAATGCAGGCGGGCGCTTTACCTGCTATCCCTTAACGGATTATTTAATGGGGTCAGACCATCATTATTTTCCGAGGCATTAACCATTTGCCAATATAGGTCAATAACATTTCGGAAGCCGGCGCTGATATCGCCCTGGCCCGCGTGCGCCAGGATCGCGGCTTGCTCATCCGTCAAATGACGCGTGAACCATCGGGTGCGAATTGAAGCGGGTCTACCTGAAGGCATAATGTTATCACTTTGTCATGGGTCATTTGGGTCATTTGGTCACGCGATTTTAATCGCTACCAGTGCAGCACCAAATTGTTTGACGGCGCGCATCCCGGCGCATCCCCATATATCTATTACTTTTCCTGAATACTAGAAAATACATGACCAAATGACCCAAAAACACCCAAAAGCTAGACTGCAAGCGGCTTTTCGCTTGGGTCATTTGGTCCGCGACAATGACCCAAGCGTGACCAAGATGACCCAAGAATATTTACAACAAAACAACATAAAAATTATTTTCACGCCCTCATAAAAAAATCTTTTGCACTATAAAACAATCTGTGCTATAAAGAAATCCGCAGTACCGATAAACCAAAAACGAAGGGAAGACAAAATGAAAACGATCAAATACGAAACCGGCCGCGATTACGGCGCTCCGCAAGTGCTAGAAATAACTTTTCCGGCCGTTACAACTGATCCAATTGACGCGGTTTTTGTCAGCGTAACCGCGATTTTTACCGACGCCGTTCGCGGTATATCTGGCACCGTTACCGTATTCGGAAACGACGCAAATGAAGCTTCAATTGGCCGCGCGGTGCTGGCCGAATACGATGCCGGCCGCTACCAAGCAAATTAAAAACGAAAGGGCGAAACAATGAACAAATTACCTGCTATCGCCGGCGCTCTGGCCGGATCGCTTGCGGCGCTTACTTGCGTCGCGATTATCACTGGCGCCGTCACTTGGGCCGAATTGATCGGCGGCGCCGTCGCACTGGCCGCGATCGTCGCGGGCCTGATAATTATCTCGGAGGGTTAAAACAATGAAAACCGTACACTTAACCCTAAAAAGCGCCAATGCGAAAACCGGCCCGATACCAGTATCGACGACGTCGGCGCTTTCGTGCCCGTCGGCGTGCCCGCTGAAAAGTGGCGGCGGATGTTATGCCGACGGAGGTCCGCTCGCGCTGCATTGGCGGGCGGTAACCGCAGGCGATCGCGGCATGCAATGGTCC